GATAAGACTCATCCCAATAGTCTACGTACAATTCAACGAACATTGTTCAATATCACGAAAATATTACTCTCGACGAGTTTGAGGGGTTTCTTAGGTATCAGTTCATTCAAATTAATCTACTGGTTTTAATCAAATTAAAATATATAGATTTATTTAATAAAGGCCGAAACGGGCACGCTTGGCCTTGCGGTAAGCGGCACGACGGGCCTTGGCAGCCTTAGTCTGGAGAAGACGGCGCTTGGGCGACTTCTTGGTGGACCGGCGACGCTTGGGCGACTTCTTGGTGGACCGGCGACGCTTGGGCGACTTCTTGGTGGACCGGCGACGCTTGGGCGACTTGCGGGCCTTCTTCTTCTTGCGCGACGGCGAGAGAACGTGACCCTTGCGGCGGAGAACCGCAGCGGGAACGTAGGTCCGACCACCCTTGGTACGGTAGTAGAGGCCACCGTTAGCTCCCCGGCGGAGCCTGCGGGTGCGACCACCTACGACGATGTACGACTCCTCCTTAGTGAGCTTGCGTACCATGTGGCCACGCTTGGGCTTACGACCCGGGGACTTCTTTGCAACGCGACGCTTCTTGGCGCCAAAATAAACACTAATCGAATCTACCATACTTTAATGTTAGCAAAAGAAAATAAAATAACCCAAATCTAATTAAAATTTTTTAGATATCTGAAAATATAACTATCCTTAAACCCATGAGACAACAAAAAATCTGTAAGAGGTGTCTTTTTGATACCAGATATCACAAATTCTTCTGGGACTGGGTAATTGAACGTACTGAATATTTCTCTTGCGACGGAATGTTCCAAATCATCTGGAAAAGAATAAGAACAATTTGACATAATCTCTTCAATACTCTTGTGTTTCCTAATAAGTGAAAACGCGGTAAGGCCTCCAATCTTTGGAATATATGGACAATAATCGCAGCCTGAAATGATGCAAAAATCTATGAATTCTGCGTGTGTCATTTCAAAAGACTCAAGTACCTTTGAAAGGGATACCTCAATTAAGTCCCCTGAAATACAAGTCTTTATGACTGAATCGCACCCAAATGTTAATGCGTCTGTATCGTCGGTAACCGTATAATCAACAAGGCCGTTTTTTTGGAGAAAAGCGCAATATTTTTCTGCTTCATCTGGTGCAGTAACATAAGGAACTCCGAGTAGACCAAGTAGAGACTTGCATTCATCATTATGGCTTTTCTTAACATTAACAATCTGTGACATTAGTTTATTTATTTCCTTATTAATAGAATCTTCTTCCTCCTCTGATGTTGGTTCAATCATCTTTAATGTATCGATTCTTTCATGGATTTTCTTTCTATTATTATTCCTCTTAACGAGGGTGATTTTCTTAGCAGGAGGTGGCACACCGTCGAAAACAAAAACAGGCAATACCCCATTACTCAAGTAATACTTAACCCTGTTCATAAACCCTGAAATATGAGTATTGTCAGATTCGTTACAAACATACCTGTACTTGTAAAGAAGAATACTACAATCTATAGCCATCTTCTTTCCCCTGTATGAACTAATGGGTTTTTCGATAGTGCTATCAGCAGCATACTTCTTAATGACAATATTGAGGCCTCTAATTCCCATTTATATATATATAGGTGAATTCTTTAAATAATTAGTCCCTAAAATTGTAGCCAATAATTGTATCTTCTTGTTTTTCAGATTCTGTGGGCTCTGGGACGGGGTCGCGAAGATCCATAATATTCAATTTCTTAGGGAATTTAGGGTGATTACAAATACCTATTTCACGGTAATGTTCCACCTCTTTCCAAAATGCCTCTAAAATAGGGACATTCTTATCAATCCAACTTTGGTCAAGTTGTACACGGACTATATTCATGGTACTCGGGGGGAAATACTCGATAAAGTCGGCCGTCTTTAGCTTTGTGATATACAAATTAAGTTGTACTTGAGGATAATAATATTCCGGAATAACTCCCATCTTAATCTTCCTACGATAAGGGCATTTAATCTCAAGAAGTATTGGCTCGGAATCAGGATATTGGGTGTCTTGTACGATACCATCAGGAGAGCCAGCGAGCCAATACTTTGTTTCATTTAGATGAATATCACGATGACACAATAGTCCGAAATTATAATTAGTGTACCCTACTATATTACAATACTTATCGATTGCTTCATCTTCGTATTTTTGTCCATGTTCTGTAGCTATATTACCCACAAAAGGCTTTAAGTCATGACCGCATTTCTTAAACAATACTTCGTGTGGCTTTTGATAAGGGTTAATTCCAAGAACAGTGGCTGCATCACTTGATGTTAGTTTATCCTTACGTTGTTCAAACCATTCTGGAGACCTTTGTTCGTGCTGAGGGAGTTTAAGAAGTTCCTTGATAATTCCGTTCATTATATTTATATAATCGATGGTTTTATATTGTATTACCGGGATTGTATAAATAAAATATATTAATATATAAATGGAGTCTTTCCTAAAAAGTGCCGCCAATACAGGTTTGTCAGCGTCCAATTCTCTTGGGGGTTTTGAAATGACAGTAAAAGAGTACGTGTTCGGGTTTGTTGCTGCATTGATGTTTATACTATTTATTTATGTTGCATTTTTGAAGTGGCCAACCGCGACACAAGCTGAAGTCGACGAAGAACACAAAGGTGATAAAAACCCTGGTACACCAGTGAATGCTAAAAGGATGACCCTTATTATAATTGCTTTAGTCTTCGTTCTTTTTTCTGGGGGATGGGCTTACGAACATTACGGTAAGAATTATAAGACTCTTCGTACAATTTCAGGGGCCACAAGTATAGCTGGTGGTATCAAGAACATCTTTTAAGAACTTTGATGTTTATTGTGTCAATAGAGACTGGACTAAACCTTCTTTTTCTTCTTCAGTTTCTTAACATGTACGCTCGGTACTTTTGATGTTTTCTTTAATTTTTGCTGGTCAATTGAATCATCTTCTTTTTCACTTTTATCAAGATTCTTCTTATTGTAAGACCACAGTTCCTTACTACCTATCTTAAATTTCCTATCTGGCTTAGCCTTGTACCAGAATACACAATCTGTTATTTTATTACTCCTTGAGGTATTATCAAGTACCAAACAATCGTACCCTTCTGTACACGCGTTCATAACTTCTTTAAATGTGTCAATATGAGGAAAAATACCGAAGAAATTCTTGTATAATTTTTCCTGATTTTGAATAATATTTTCCCTAAGAATAAATATGTAATCAATATTGGCGCGCAAGTCTGGAGGCAAATCCATGCAATATTGCATAGTAATCATGAAAGTAATTCTCCAATGTCTCCCATTCATAAAAATTCCTCGGATATTAGGGTCACGAATCATTTTCTTATCATACATACAATCGTCGAGAAGTAAGAATGCATCATTCTTAATATCCTTGTTTTTATTAACGACTTTCTTCTGTCTTGTAATTACTTGTTGGACAACATCTGCTTTATACTCAGAATGAATGAACAATTCAGGAACATACTTGGAATAAAATGCATTCCCGTCCTCTGTTGCAGATATGGCTACTCCTATTGGGATTTTCCTGCAATGATATAAAATATCGGCTACAAGAGTACTCTTTCCTGTACCCCGTTTTCCTATGAAAACACACGTGGCCGGACCGGCCCCGTTTACTCTCCTTTCTTCTATACTCTTTGGGTTGAATTTTGCCAAATTAAGTGACATCTGATATTGTCTGATATTATTTAAATAATAGCATTAGTCCCAATAATTAGACTCAGAAATAGAATCACCCTCGAGCGTAGCGTAAGAAACCGCAACACTTGTTACGAAACCAGAAATTAGCGAAATAATGAAGAATTTGACAGTGTTCTTCTTTTCAGTGTCACTATCCTGGGTATCGAGTATTATGTAGGTAATAAACGCTACAACAATCAAGACGATAAGATTGGTTATGTTAAAGTCGTAAAAGAAAGCATTGTTTAATAATAACTAATAATTATTTAACTATTATTAAACACACTAATGTATAATTTTAAGAATTACCTAAAATTATACAGTGTTTTTATAGGAATAGATACTCTGCTGATACAGTGTTCTAAGGCTTACACTGGGTATTCTGTATCGAATAATTGTTAAAAATAAACTGGCTTAAAAAACTAAGATAATAATTGTTATACAAAATGTCTAAAACTGTAGAGCAGACCTACAAAAAATACACTCAGATAGAACATGTTCTGGCAAGGCCGGGAATGTATATCGGAGAGATAAAGACTTTTTCTTCTGATTGCTGGGTTCTTAACGATACAAAGTGTGCGATGACACCATGTGTTTGGAACCCTGGGATATTCAAAATTTTCGACGAGATCGTAACTAATGCATCAGACGAAACTCAGAGAAACAAAAAAGTAAAAAACATTTCCATTTCTATTTCAGATGAAGAAATCAGTGTCCGTAATGACGGATCTGGTATCCCAATTGAGATTCATTCGGAACACGGTGTCTATGTTCCAGAATTAGTGTTCGCTAATATGTTATCCAGTAGTAATTACGACGACACTGACAAGAGAACTACTGGGGGGCTAAACGGTCTTGGAGCTAAACTTACTGCGATCTACTCATCCAAATTCACAATAGATACTGTTTCAAAAGGTCAAAAATACGTACAGGTATTCAATAACAATTTGTCAGAAATTTGCAAGCCTGTTATCACAAAAACTAAGGAGAAGGAGTACACAATGATCACATTTGTCCCAGATTTCAAACGATTTGGTATGAAATCTCTTGCTGACAACGATACCAAGAAAATCCTGTATAAGAGGGCTCACGATATCTGTGCAATTACATCAAAGACGGTATCTGTGTACCTTAACGCTGATAAATTACACATAAAGGACTTTTCAGAGTACATTTCTCTTTACATTGGCGACAAGACTGAATCTCCGAGAATTGTTTCAGAAACAGAGAGGTGGCACGTTGGTGTATCCCTCAGTAATACAGACACGTTCCAATGTGTATCGTTTGTAAATGGGATTAGCACTTCTGACAACGGTACTCATGTGGACCACGTCATCAACCCTATTGTAAAGCGAATCACAGACGAATTGCAAGCAAAATACAAAAATATCAGCATTAAGCCACAGTACGTGAAAGATTCTTTGTTTTTGTTTGTAAATTGCCTAATCGTGAACCCCACATTCTCCTCACAGACAAAAGATAAGCACACATCCAGGATGTCAGATTTTGGATCAAAGTTTCAATTAACTGACGATTTTATCAAGAAAGTTCTCAAACTTGGTTTTGTAGAATCTCTTCTGGCTGTAGCGGAAGCAAAAGACAAGAAAAACCTAAAAAAGAGCGATGGAAAGAAAACTACTCGTGTCATTATCCCGAAGCTCGATGATGCAAATAAAGCTGGGACAAAGGAATCAGGAAAATGTACGATAATCTTGACAGAGGGAGATTCGGCAAAGACTACTGCCATTTCTGGTCTTTCAGTAGTAGGAAGGGACTATTATGGGGTGTTCCCTCTTCGTGGCAAGCTTCTTAATACACGAACAGCTTCGTCTTCTCAAATCTCCAATAATAAAGAAATCAATGATTTGAAGCAAATAATCGGCCTACAGGCAGGGAAAAAATATCAAGATGTCTCTGAATTGAGATATGGTAAGATTCTAATCATGACCGATCAGGATACAGACGGGTTTCATATCAAGAGTCTTCTTGTTAATTTTATCGGGAATTCGTGGCCCGAACTACTAAAGTACGACTTCATTCATTCTCTATTGACACCCATTGTTAAGGTGACAAGAAAGAAAGAACTTCTCCAGTTTTACAACATCAATGACTACTCTGATTGGAAAAATACGGTTAATACGGGGTCGTGGAATATAAAATATTATAAGGGGCTTGGTACATCTACGCCAGCGGAAGCAAAGGGGTATTTCAAAGATATGAAAAAATTTACATACAAATCTTATTCAAAAGAAGATACAAAGAGTCTAAAGCTCGCGTTCGAAAAAACTGAGGCGGATTGTCGCAAGGCATGGATTACCGATAGTATCAAAAATGCAAAGGCTATAGATTACCTAAAACAAGAAGCTTCTATTTCAGACCTTATCAATAAAGAACTTGTATTGTTCTCTATCCAGGACAACATTAGGAGTATTCCATCGCTCGTAGACGGTTTCAAGCCATCACAGAGAAAGGTATTCTTTTCGTGTGTCAAGAGAAATCTTCGCAAGGAAATAAAGGTCGCACAGTTAGCGGGTTATGTATCGGAACAAACAAGTTATCATCATGGGGAACAGAGTCTAATGGACACTATCATTAATATGGCACAAGACTTCGTTGGTAGTAATAACATGAACATTCTCGTACCGTCGGGACAGTTTGGTACAAGGCTAATGGGTGGTAAGGATGCATCGAGCCCGAGGTATATTTTCACTCGGTTGTCTGAAAACTCTGACAAATTGTTTAATCCTGATGACTTTGCCCTTCTTAAATACCTCAACGACGACGGGGCTGACATTGAACCAGAGTACTACGTACCAACTCTTCCATTAATTCTTATCAATGGTTCTACAGGTATTGGTACTGGGTTTTCTACTCATGTTCCGTGCTTCAATCCAAAAGACATCAAAGACAGGCTGTTAAATCTTGTAGAGGATTCAGATTGCGAAATCCAAGAACTCACTCCATGGTATTCAGGGTTCACTGGGTCAATCAAAAAAATAGACGACTCCAAGTGGGTGTCCACAGGTAAATACACTATAACAGATTACACCATAGCTGTTTCTGAGTTGCCGATTGGGGTATGGACAGAGGACTATAAGGCTCATCTGGATAAACTCGAAATTGACGATGTTATTCATAATTACGTGAATAATAGCACGGAAGATACAGTAAATTTTGTAATAAAGGTCAAGAGGGATATACTAATCAAATGGAAACAAGAAATGTCAATAGAGAAGAACCTAAAACTTACGAGTAATATCAATGCTCAAAATATGCACATGTTCAATGAAAAGAATGAGATAGTAAAGATGTACTCAGCAGAAGAAGTACTATACCATTTCTGGGTAATAAGGTCCGATTTTCACAAAAAGAGGAAAGTTAGTCTTCTCAAAAAACTGGGCCATGATATGAAAATACTGGAATCAAGGGTAAAGTTCATCAATTCTATAATTAATGGGGATCTCGTATTATTCAGAAGGAAGAAGGCTGATATCATTACCCAATTAAATAAAGACCCTTACTATAAGTACAACGATTTTGCATATCTAATAGACATGCCTATTAGTACATTCTCAGATGAAAAGATTTCAAGTCTCGAAAAAGACCTCGAGTGTAAAACATCCGAATATTCGAGGATTGATAAAATGACAACAAAGGACTTTTGGATATTAGACCTAAAATAAAATATATGTAGATAATAAATGGGTGTTAAGTCTTTCGCGATCGTAGTATTGGCTGTTGTTGTCCTCTGGATTACTTATTCTCAGCTCGCTGAGCTTGGTAAGTCTAACGATGGTTGCTGTAAGACCAAAACGTGCGGAAAGTCTGGTACCGAGAAGTTTGTTCGCAATATTAACCTTGTTGCTGCAGTCGCCGGTACCCTAATTATTCTGTGGGATGCTTACTCGTTGTACTCCGGTGGCGCGTCCATGGGAGATATGACTAAGAGTGCAAGAATGTCCCTGGCTAACGCAAGGTAGTTTTGCACTTCTTGACTTTTTCAGGTTTGGGTTCTTTCTTGTTTCGTTTGAACACAAACAAACAGAATGCTATTAGTAGTAATATAAAAACAATCATCGTGTCATTATTTCTTCTTGTTAACTTACTCATTTAACAAATTAACAAGAAGAAAAATCACTTAAAAAACCAGCGGTATATACATTATAAGATGGAATTGTCTAAGGATCAAAATACTGTTTTCAATGATTACAGGGCTGGACTGAATATTTTCATGACAGGTCCCGGAGGCTCTGGGAAAAGTACGACAATTAAGGAAATGTGTACTGATGCAATACAAAGGGAAAAAGTAGTATGCGTTACTGCGTTGACAGGCGTAGCGGCAAACATCCTCGGGTGCGGAGCTACTACGTTACATTCGTGGGCGGGAATAGGTCTTGGTAAGGGAAGTGTCGACATACTTTGCCGCAGGGTTAGTAAAAGTAAGTCTAAAAAGGAAAAGTGGCTAAATACTGACATTCTTATTGTAGACGAGGTTTCGATGCTGTCTCTCGATCTATTTGACAAACTTAACAGAATCGGTAGTCACGTAAGACGTAGTTCGAAACCTTTTGGTGGAATACAGGTTATTTTCTCTGGGGACTTCTTTCAGCTTCCTCCTGTGAATGATCCATATTTCTGTTTCGAAAGCAAGGACTTTAAAAGTGTATTTGATTCTTTTATACTTCTTGGAAGTATTTTCCGACAAAGTTCAGAAGAATTTAAGATACTATTGAATAACATCAGGAAGGGTGTCATTTCTAATAAAAACATTAAGTTGCTTAATAGCAGAATAGGCGTTGAATGCCCAGAAGGAATAGTTCCGACTGTATTGTGTCCAATTAAGAGACTTGTTGTAGAAATCAACAATACTAAAATGGAAGAACTTGATACCAAGGCTTATATTTATACGAGGGCTGTTAAGACTAAGATACCATTAACAAAGAAAGAGCAAAAAAGAGAGACTTATATACACAAGAAGAGGTTAATTTTGAGATTGAACATATCACTAATAATACTTTGTCAGAGAATAGCCTAATTCTCAAGAAAGGAGCAGTAGTAATGTGTTTGGTTAACACGCCCGATACTTATAACGGAATGCAAGGAATCGTAGATTCATTCGTTGAAATAGAAACAGTTGAGTACCCGGTCGTGAAATTTTACAACGGCCTTAAAAAAGTAATGACTTGGCATCTATGGAAAAGTGACGATGTACCAGGAGTTGGTATTTCACAATTACCCCTAATCTTATCATGGGCCTTAACAATTCATAAATCGCAAGGCTCTACTCTTGACTACGCTATAGTAAATATCGGTAAGGATATATTCGAAGCAGGACAGACTTACGTAGCTTTATCGAGGCTGAGGGACATATCTGGGCTTTATATTAAGCATTTCGACCCAACCAAAATCAGGATATCTGAAAAAGTACAGAAGTTTTACGCCTCTAACTTATTCTCACAAAAGAACGAATAGATTTCTTCCATATTGTTTAGGCTTTTAATGGGCCTATTAGGTTTATACATAGTAAGCATTATGCGGATATACTACCTGTTAATGCTCCCTTTGATACCAAAATACAGTTGAATGTAGGTGTTTATCAAGGGTTTTCT